CGCCGCGAGCAGGGTGTTCTCTCCCTCGGCCAGGTAGGGCGACAGATCGTAGGAGTAGTACAAGACCCGCTCTCTGTAATCCGTCCAGCCGGGCTTCATCTCGTCGAACACCTCTCGCCCGTCCTCATCCAGACGGCCCACGCGGCGGCCATTGACCCAAATATCGAATACACCCAGAGCCGTGGCGTCCACGCGGGCGCACTTCAGGCCATTCACAAAAAACCGCTTGGAGAACAGAGCAACACCCCCGACGTCGGCAATGGGGGAGAACTGATCAGCACGTCCAAGGGCGTTCTCCCAGGGGTTCTTTTTCTCCTCAACGGCGTGGGGAGCAGGGCTTGCGCAGGTGATCCACTTGCCAAGACCACCGGTCATATAATCCTTACTCATAGCATCCGATTCCTTTCCGTATGTACCGCCCCGCGAAACGGCCGAGGGACGGTTTTCTTCAAGAACAGTATACCATATTCCGTAGGATTATGCAAGCACTTTTTTGCACAAAACCAAAGATCCGAGGCCCACCCCGCGCAGAGCGCGGAGTGGGCCTATCCAGAAAGACGGGATTAGGACTGAACCACCTCGTAGCGGCGGATGACGTCGTGGATCACCCACTCTCCCGTCATTTCCAAACGGATGGTCACCCCGTCCCACAGTCCCTCCATAAGAGGCACCGTCAGCATTCGGTCGGTCATGGGTCCGTCGAAGGAGGCCAACAACACTTCCCTGCCTGCGGCGTCCATTCCTGCCGCTCCGTCAGTGTAGGAGGCGTAGATCCGCAGACTGCCTTCCCTGCCCGTGGCCCTCACCCACACCGTGGTGGGGCGCATGAGCCCGGGATCCTCCGTGCGATCGGTAGCCAGGGTCATGGAGGCCACGACGGGCCCCGTCTGTTCCTCCTCCAGAATACCGTACCCCAAGGTTCTGCCGTCCGAGGCAGACGTCCAGACAATACCCGTACCCCCCTGCATCCACAGAAGGCCGTCGTGGCAGAGCATGGCGTCAACCTTCATACCGTCCTCAGGATACCAGTTGCCCTCCTCGGGAAGATACAGGCAGAGCGTATCCTTCCCTCCTGCGGTGACGGACAGGTAGTAGGCCCGCCCATCCGTGCCACCGCAACCGTTGCTCGCCGTATTTCCTCCGAAGGAGCAGATATGCTCGGGCTCCTGTCCCCGATAGCGCCATACACCACCCGAGGCGGCGTAGTACAGAGCGTCTCCCACCTCGCAGAGGGTGCGGGACAGTCCCGCAGGTACACCCACGCCCTGCCGATCCTGAATGGTAAAGCTATCGGCTCGGCTACCCAGCAGTTTGCAGATCCGATCCGATTTAAAAAAGACTACGTATCCCTGCCAGGGAGACAGGGCGGTGAAATCCCCGTGGGCGTCACCCGACAGGATGGCGGCGTGTCCTCCGTCCACGGCGGGGTCGCTGTAAAAGTCGGTGGCGCTTCCCGCCGCGCTGATGTAGATCTTCTTCCCCGCGATGCCGTATACCCGATCCCCGCATACGCAGGCAGCCGTCAGATCGGGAAGCTTCCGCAGAAAACGAGCCGCCCCCGTACAGGCCACGGGAAAGCTTTGAGATAGGGTGGCCACATCCTCTTGAATTTTTCGGATGTGATAGTTGCCCTCGGGGATAGACGTGATGGTATTGGCGTTCTCCACCATCAGGCAATCTCCCACCTCAAAGCCGTAGGTTTCCCAGGAGATTCCCGCAGGCAGGCGGATGGTGTTCTCCGCAAACTCCACGTTTTGGATCACTCCCGTGTCCAGATCCAAGGGCTTGACCACCCCGTTCCTGCTCACACAGAGCTTGTCAGGATAGACGTACAGACGCTCTCCGAATATCACAAAGCTTTTGGGGGTGTCGCTGACCTTGGCCAGCAAACGTACTGCAGAGCCGTTAGTTGTAGAGTAGAGATTGTCTCCCCGCGCAAAGACCAGCGATCCGTTATACATGATCATGCCGTGGGGCGTGCCGCTTCCGTACCCCTGAACGAAGCCTCGACGGAGGGTGCGGCTGGCGGGGGTATTTCCCTTTCGAGGAGACAAATTGACTCCCTCGGTCAGGGTCTTCCCTCCCCCGAAGGGTGAATCCAATCCCCAATCCTTTCCCAGATGGAGACAAATGCTTTTAGAGCTGCCGTACATACGGGTAGGAAGTCCGTCACCCAGCGGCATATCCTGCTTACTGCTCTTACCCAGTGCCATATCAAATTCCTCCCTCCGATTCAGAATCGGCGGCACGATTCTTTTGTACCGCCTTCAAGGCATCAAGTGCCACGGATGTCTCCGAGAGAAGAACCTCCAGCTCCTCACTCAGCCGCGCCAGGTAGGCCTCCATAGCACGGATGCGGGTCTCGGCATTCCCTGCGGCCGAGGGAATGTACCGTCCGCAGGACAGAATCAGCTTCTCCATAGGCAACCTCCCATGGCTACGGCCCCGTCCGCACGCCTCCAGGCTCTGCTGTGATCCAGCAGGTAAAAGGCTCCCCCGTCTGCCACCAAGGCCCCCGAGCCGGGCCCGTCGGTCACGGGGAGTATGGCCAGATCCTCCTCGGTGTCACAGAGATACAGACGACGAAACACCGTCGCCCCCCGCTCATCCCGCAAAGGGGTCTTTTCTTGCTCCAAAACAGAATACATGATCACGCCCCCCTTCTTTTGAGCCACTTACCAAAGCTTTGGTAGGATGCGTTGAACAGACCCGCCGCATTTTCGTAGCGGGCTACATCACCGCAGGCGTAGCTCAGCATAGCCAGCACGTACTGCCAGTAGAGCTGATCATAGGGGTGAGGAGCGGTCAGCTCGGTGCTTTTGGGGGTACTTGGGTCGAAGATGGGCAGGGTTTGAGGATCCTCCCCCAAAAGCTCCACCCGCACCTTCCATTCCGCCTCCCCCAGGAAGCGAAGCTTCACCTCATCCGAGACACGGTTAGGAAGCATCGTGTCCACAAGTTGCATACATGACTCAATGGTCATAGACATTCTCCTTTCCTTTCAAAGATACCCCTTCCGACAAGCGGAAGGGGTATCGGGTAGCGTCGGTTGGCCGCTGTCAGCTGATAGCCGACTCCGCCTCACGGAATTTTGTCTGCTCCGCCTCCAGATACTCGGCGGTCTGCATATCCTGCACCTCGGACTGATCCAGCACCAGGGCAAACTTGCGCTTGATCTTCACCCACTCGCCTCGCTTGACGATGCAGTTCTGACCGTTGACGGCCACGTACACGTCGTCCTTGTAGCGATCGTTGTCACGGAACAGCTTGACCGCCACGTACTCGTTCAGATACGCCTCGGCATCCAGGGGCGCGACCAGATCGTTTTTGATCTCGTTACTCATATTCATATCTCCTTCTCGTTTGGAATTCATTGTTTCATTTCATCCTGTTTCCGTAGGTGGGGGATACGGCCTCCGCGGGCTGATCCCTTCATCCGACGATCAGCCCTGCCCTACGGCCATTGGGAGGCCGATCCCCCTAAAATCTTCCTTAGTTCTCGCCGAACTGGAAGGTGGAGGCGGTTTCGATTCGAACCATAAACGCCTCCATCAGACGGACCGTGACCTTAGAGGCCTTCCAGCCCACGGTGGCGCGCTGGTTCAGAGGATCGGACGTGCCCGCAGAGCCCAGCTGCTTGACGATGTGCTGGAGTCCCTCACCCGCCAGCTGGGTAGTACCGTAGGCGTTGTCGCCCATAACCAGAGTGGCGTAGACGTCACGGCCCTCCGCGCCTGCCTCGCCGGGATAGAAGGGCATATTATCCGTGTAGGTGACCGCCTGGAAGCGGCTCATGGCAGAATCCGCGAACAGGGTCATGGTATCGGAGGTGTTGGCACCAACGTAAGCCCTCTGGCCGTTGACAATGATCCAACGACCCACCAGAGAATCCGGTTCGATCGCGAGGCCGCCGTAAACTCTGAATTTGACGTTGGCTGTATTGCTGGCGCTACCGTCCGCATAGAGCATACGGGTACCGGGGTTCAGATTTTCCGCGTGGTAGACCTTCGCCTCGGAGGACTCCACGAAGCGAACGCCCTCGATCTTACCGATCTCACCCTCAAAGATGTGGGTGGGGTCGGCGTACTGGTTGGGATACTTCCAGGAGGGATCGTTCATCAGGTCATAGGCAACGTCGGGGTGGATAATGGCCACGTAGGAGCCGTTGATCTTCTCGGCGTTCTGAGACTTGAGGAAGCGTACCGCCCGACGGATACAGTCCACGGTCAGGTAGTGGTTACCGGAGTCCTTACCGCCGGTCAGCAGGTGACGAGCGGAAACGGCGTTCTCACCGTACTGTACGTTGGTACCGCCCGCCAGTACCTCACGGGAAATGGTATCCAGGGTACGACCCGCCTGGGCGCCCAGCAGCTTGGTTGCCATACACAGGTTGTTGTCCACGGCGGACAAAAGGAGCAGATCGGTCAGCTCCACGTAGCCGCCGTACTGAGCCACGGTAGCCTCCACCACGCTGACACGGAGGTTCTGACCGTCGGGGGTCACGCCCTCGGTGATGGGGGTGGTGCGCTTGGGCAGGGGATCGTACTTACGAAAGGAAATGCTCTTGGCACCACGGGGGATCTTATGCTTCTGGGCAAAGAGATCGTGGACCAGGTAGGGCTCT